TGTAATATAAATGCAGCAATAATGACCCATACTGGATATAATCAAGAAGATTCATTACTTGTAAATAAAGGTTCTATTGATAGAGGATTATTACAAATCACTATTACTCATACTGAAAAAGATGAGGATAAACAAAAAATAAATGGTGATGAAGAAATTAGATGTAAGCCTGATATAACAAAAACAAAAGGAATGAAATTTGGAAATTATAACAAGGTAAATTCTAAAGGAGTGGTTCCAGAAAATACATTAATAGAAAATCGAGATATTATTATTGCGAAAGTAACTCCAATTAAGGAAAATAGAAATGATCATACTAAATTAATTAAATATGAAGATGGAAGTAGGCAATATAGAACGGTTGAAGAGACCTATATTGATAAAAATTATATCGATAGAAATGGTGATGGTTATAGTTTTGCAAAGGTAAGATTACGTTCACTAAGAAAACCAGTAATTGGGGATAAGTTCTCTTCTCGGCATGGACAGAAAGGCACAGTTGGAAATATTATTCCTGAGGAAGATATGCCATTTACAAGTAATGGTGTTCGTCCAGATATAATTATAAATCCCCATGCTATTCCTTCTCGTATGACAATTGGTCAATTGAAAGAAACATTACTTGGAAAAGTGCTTGTAGAATTAGGATTATTTGGTGATGGAACCAGTTTCGGTGATCTTGATGTTGATACAATTTCAACAAAATTATTGGAATTAGGTTATGAAGCTCATGGAAATGAATTGATGTATAATGGTTTAACAGGTGAGCAAATTGAATGTAGTGTATTTCTTGGTCCAGTATTTTATCAGCGCCTCAAGCATATGGTAAATGATAAGCAACATAGTAGATCAATTGGTCCCATGGTTAATTTAACCCGACAACCAGCAGAGGGTCGTAGCCGAGATGGTGGACTACGATTTGGAGAGATGGAAAGGGATTGTATGGTATCTCATGGAGCGTCACGATTTACAAGAGGAAGAATGTATGATGCCTCAGATAAATATCATGTATACGTTTGTAATAAATGTGGGCTTATTGCGTCATATAATGATCAACTACATATTCACTGTTGTAGAACTTGTGATAATCGTGTAGATTTTGCATATGTGGAAATTCCATATGCGTGTAAGCTATTATTTCAAGAATTAACAACAATGAATGTAGTGCCAAGAATTATGACTGAAAAATAAATTATATAAAAAATAAATATATAAATATATTTTATGATATTCAATAATATTTCAAATTTTAATAATGTTAATGATTACTTGCCTATTTTAAATGGTTGTTTAATAGTCGATATAATAATAATTTTTTCATTATTTAATAGAGTATATAAATCATCATTTTTAGAAAGATGGTATAAGAAATATCAATTAAGCGCTGTTTTAGCAGATGTTTTAATTTTAGTTATAGGTATTATAATTGCGAGATTTTTATACAAATACTTTTTTGGCGAGTTTAATATTTGGAAATTTACTGGTTTAGCAGTAATTATTCAAATTATACATGATTTCCTATTTTATTATTTATTCAAATCAATACCAATAGGTTATAATTCTATGTTAGATTTCTTTAAAGGGTATGCTAAAGAAGTTGGTATTGGAGCAATTTTTGGAGATAGTTTAATGATGATTTTATCATGTTTATTAAGTTCGTATTTTGCAACTTTTTCATTAAATAGTAATATTATAATATTAATTTTATCAGTATATATTTTGCCATATATGATTAATTATAAATAGATTTCAACGCATAAAACTAACAAAATATGTAGTTAAAGCGAATAAAATTCCTCCCCATAATGTATCCATAATTACAGTCAACCAAGACCATTTAGAAAATAAAGCCTTACTTGTGGTTTCAAATACTCCATAAACTACAAGACCTAATAAGAAAGCATCTTGAATACTACGATTAGGTTTAATAATAAAATAATTAATTCCAAAAATTAAAAATATATAACAAAGAACTGTCGCTAAAAAATCTATTTTAATAGGGGAACCTTGAATAACCTTAATTTGATTAGAAAAATATTTTGAACTCAAATTTAAATATATAGAATCAATGATGACAAAGACTATTGCACTAACAAGAAATTTAAAATCAAACATTATATATTATGTTTAGAAAAGTAATTATTTATCTTTAATTCTACTTTTACGAAAAGTGGAATTTTTTTTATTCTACTATAATATAATATGTCTAATAGTATTGGAACTGGATTTTCTCCAACAGCTATAGGTACCTCCGGTTTTACAACTGGAAGCTTAGGTAGTTTATTAAAATTTGTATCAGGAATTGGTTATCCATATAATGGACCTGGACCAAAATTAGGTGGAGGTATTCCTGGATTAATGCCTCAACAAGTAGTTGATCAAGATAAATCAGATTCTTTTGCTCGCACACGTTTTACATTAAGAGATGCTTGGAATACAACTGTTTATTCAGGTAGCTCTAATCCAAAGAGAATTACTACTCCATTTAGAGCTGTAAATAATGCTGGTGATTTATTAAGTCGTCAAGATTATTCTTGTGGTGGAACTTGTCAAACTCCTCAAAGTCGTCCAGGTTTACATGGGTTAAGACAGCATTTTGGTTCTACTTCAACAAATTGTATTCCATCTGTAACCTGGAGTTCAATTCAAATAGATCCAAAAATACCATCTTCAACATGTAATGTAAAATATGTATATGATGGTTCAGATTATATTAGATTTAAAAGAAACCAAGCATTTAATAAGAATTACAATGATAGGTCATTTGGGGGCAATGATTACAGCACTTCTCAAGTAGCTATTAGAGCAATTAGAAGATATTAAACATTTTTCATTACTAAAAAGAGAAATAAAAACAGCTTAAAGTTTGTTAACTTAATATTATATATTATTTTTACACAATGAACCAATTTGTTAGTTCATCAAAGAAGAAAAAACAAAATAAACCTAAAATATTATTTGAAATTGATGAAGAATCAATTCAACACAATCATTATAATATAGCACGAAGTCCATATTTATCATCAGAATTTATACCATCTAATATTATTCCAATTATAATCAACCATCATTTTAGTAATTCTGAAATAATTTTATCATACAGTGAAAATCATGTAATTTATAAAATTATGATCAAAGATTTGTTAGTTGATTCGGTTAAAAATTGGGAATATAATAGACCTCCTGATATGGCTCGTTGTCCCGACATTGCAAGATATATATATAATTCTAAAAAACCTGTTGATACAATGATTTATTTGAGTTATAATAACTTAAAAGATAAGTTTGAAGTTTTAGATGGTATTCATAGAATTACCGCATTAAAAATTATTAAAGAAGAAAATTCTAAACCACTTGATTTATTACAAGAATATGAATTTAGTTCTTGTAATAATCTTAATTGGTTATTTAATCAATATATTTTAGTAAATATTAGATTTAACGCAACTTTAGGGGAGTTAATTGAAATTTTCAAAAATCTAAATAAAAGTCAAACTGTTCCCGAATTATATGTTCGGGATTATACTAAGGAAAAACGTGAAATTATTGAAACAATTGTAAATGAATGGTATGTAAAATATAAAAAACATTTCTCTTCATCTTCCAATCCAATTATTGGAAATACTAACAGAAATAAATTTGTTGATTTATTGGATAAACTTTATGAAAAACATAGAATAGACGAATTTAATTGTAATAAATTAAGAAAACTACTTGAAGATGCTAATCTAAAAATTTCCTTAAATATTCCAATAAAAGCATCTATAGATATTCGTGTTAAATGTAAAGAAACTGGATGTTATCTATTCTTGGTTAAAAATGAAAAACTTGAAGAACTGATATAATGGATTATTATAGAATTATAATAAGGTTTTGTTAGTAAAATAAAAATTGAAATGAAATACTTAAACAAATAAGTATTACATTATTATATATAAGATGAGCGAACTTTTACAAACCACGACTGAAATTGATAAACAACATATAATAACATTATTTAATACATATGTTAAAGGTGTTGAAATATGTTTAGAAGGACAAAATATAAAACATTGTGGAAAAGAGGGTCATTGGTTAGAAACAAAAATGGGTATAAAGCATAACGCAAAAAATGAACCTGACATTAATGGTTATGAAATGAAAAAATCTTCAAGTAAAACAACACTTGGAGATTTTAGTGCGAGTGAATATGCGTTTTCAGGAAAAAATAAAAGTAATTGCTTTATGGAAGTCATCAAAAATGAAACCACATATTGACAACAAGTTTGATAAAAAAGGGTTCTTTATATGTAAAAAAATAGGCAGTACATATGAAAAGATTTGTTTTGGTAGAGCATTTAACTTTGAGTATTTTATTGAATGTATAAAAAATAAAAAAATTATATTTGATAGTGGAATGTATGATGGAAATAGTCGTAATTATTCACAATTTAGAGGGTCTTGTTTTTGGAACGAATTAATTATGGAAGAGTATTAATTATATACTTACCAAGATAATAGGCAAACTTACAAGCAACCGCATTACCGATTTGCATAATAATATCTTTATTTGAACCATCTATAATATAATTATCAGGGAAACTTTGTATTCTTTTTAGTTCTGTAATTGTTAATCTTCTAATTTCTTTTTCGTTATATTTAACCAACGCATCATAACCATCTTTCCAATATCTCGCAGGAATTGTATATGATGGTTTGTCAAAGTCTAACATTTGTGCCCCAAAACCAAATCCTTTTTCTTTATTTACACCTTTTTTATTTGCTATTCCTGCTAATGCTTTTTCACTTAAATAGTATTTTTTATCAACCTCTTCTTTTGGAATTAATATACTTTTAACTGGTATTCTATCTTGGACTGATTTTATAATGGGTTCTGGTTCTTTTGGTAAAATATTTATATCTTTTCTAATCCCTATAATTATAGTGCGTCTTCTATTTTGTGGAACTTCAAAATCACTTGCGTATAATTTATTAATTATACAATTATAATTTCTATTCAATTGTTCCATTATGATGTCAATAACATTTTCACCATTTGCTGTTTTTTTTGAAAGCATCCCTATTACATTTTCCATAATAAATGCTTTGGGTTTAAAATAATCAAGATATTTCACATATTCCATAAATAGAGCATTTCTTGGGTCATTTTTATCTCTTTTTCCAGCAATACTAAAACTTTGACATGGCGGACCTCCAACCAAAATATCTACATTTTTATTTTCTTTATTGTATAATTCATTAAACTTTTCAGGAGGCAACTGCGTTAAGTCAGCACAATATGCTTTGTGATGATAATTTTTATTATAACTTTCAACAGCTTTATCCCAAATATCTATTCCAGCAATTACATTCAACCCAGCATCAGTTAATCCTTTTGACATACCACCACAACCACAAAATAGGTCAATTACATTTAATGTTTTTGTATCAACCTTAATAATTGGCGTATTTTGCTGTAGTATTTCTTCATTTGATAAAATTATTTTAAGTTCTTCAACAACTTTGTTTTTGCCATTAATTAGTTCTATTAATTGTGATTTATTTTTTGAACTGCACTTTGTAATACCCAATTCTTTACACTTTTCCAATAATTCTAATTTACTCATTTTTGATATATCCATTTGTTCGGTGATGTTAAGTGTGATATTGTTTTCTGTATTATTTAAAATCAATTTTTTATTTAATTCAATCAATTTTTCTTCAACTGCCTTGTCTATTAATGCCTTTATCTTATCGGTTTGTATCTCACAAGGGTTTTTACGAGTTAAGTGTTTATCGTAGTGTGATTTTTGAGTAAAGGTTTTAGCACATTTTTCGCAACTATATTTACCCATTTTAGTTATATAGTATATTAATATTTTATTTTTATATTGTTTAACTAAAAATAACTAAAATAGTTTTTCCTAAATAATATCCCGGACATAAAATGTATATTAGTTAATAATTAAAAATCGGCGTTTGAAATGTAAAAAGGTGTAAAAAATCTGATGATATCTTGAGTTAAATGGTATAATGTGTTATATATTTTTAGCAATGTAAAGTAATAAATCAATATTATTTGTTTTTTAATATTGGTTATATATAAATATGACAACGCCATATGGAATATCAACATCAATAGGTTCGCAAACATTTCAAGGATTTGTAAATGCACCAATTTTAGGTCCTTTAGATTCAAGTCAATATCCAAACGCTATGCCATATCATAGTTATGGTATATTAACAGGTCAAAGACCTACTCCTCCCCAATTTTTTCCTGGACAAGAGCCAGTTTATTCAGATATGTCAGTAACTGCAAGAGCACAATATCTTAGAGCAACAGATATTAGTGTAAATGAAAGAGCAAGACAAGATGCTTTAGGTAAATTATCTCCTCCAACCCAATTTGTTTCCTATTCTTCACAACGAAGATTTCCAGTGTCAACACATGTAAATTATATAGCCCCAATTCCTGGTTCAATGTATACAAATATTCTAAAAAGTTTAGCAGTTGGTAAATCAGCATACAAAGTTGGTTTACCATTAATTGCTCCAATAGGAACAAAAAGTTATGATACAAGTTTTAGACGAACAGCGTTACAAAGAGCTCGTTCAGGTGGTTGTACATCACCAAAAAAGAAGGGATCAATTTTTAATTATAATTTAACCCAACCTGGAATATGTGCATGGGGTTCTATTCCAAGACAAAATTATTAAAAATTTTTTACTTTAATCAAAGCAAAAAAAGCAATATAATAATATATTTTTCTAATTATATACTATAAAGTGATGAATAAATATCTTGTTGAATTTTTAGGAACGTTATTTCTTGTTTTTGTAATTTTTGCTTCAGGAAATTATTTAGCAATTGGGGCTGCATTAGCAGTGGCTGTATTGTTAGGAGGTGGCATTAGTGGAGGGGCATTTAATCCGGCTGTAACCATTGCTTTAATGTATTCTGGAAAATTGCCTCGTTCTGATTTAATTCCATACATTGTGGCTCAAATTGCAGGTGGTTTAGCTGGTTTTGAATTATTCAAAATGGTTATAAATCGTAGCACTTAATTTAATACTAAATAAAAAGGAAGATATTTAATATTATTTCTTATATAATATTATATGACAAAACATAGATTAATAAAAAGAAGAAGCCAAAAAGGAGGATATGGAGAATATGCTGACTCAAATGTTTCAAGTTTATGGTCTAATATAACTAGTTCTGTATCTAAATTAATGACTAAAGCTAAAGAATCAGGAAGTTCTTTATTAAATAACGTAAATTCTTCTATAGGAAATGCTGGTCAAGAAGTAAAGAATATGGGAAGTTCATTAACTAGTTCATTATCTAAAGAATTAACAATGTCTGGTTCCCCTGATTCTAATGTTTCTATTCCACAATCAAATCCCAGTAATTATACATCAACTACACCCAACCAGTATTCTTCCACTTCTAGTGTAAAAAGTGGAGGAAAACGTAGAAGAAGTTCTAGAAGTATGAGAGGTGGGAAAAGTGGTTTAGGACTAACATATTATGCTGCTCCAGTTTCAGGGTTAAAAGTAGCAGAACCCACAACATGGCTATATTATGCAAATGGCACCAATCAATATACTGTTAAAGGTGGTTCAAGAAAACAACGTGGAAGAAAGAATGGCAAAACCCGTCGTAACAAAAAAATATAGAATATAAAAATATCATGAGCATAATTCGTCTCAAATTTTTACATTCACAATTGATTAATTTTACTATATCTAACTTACAAAAAAATCAAATTATATAAAAATATCATGAGTATAATTCGTCACATGTTTTTACATAATTTAACGCAAAGGTAACATGCCATTTTTTGCCATTATTCCATATAATATATATAGACCTAAAACACCAAGTGATGCAAAATAAACCTGTGTTAATGTATCTTTTTGCATTTTATAATATGTTTTACAAGAATTACTATTTTCATTCAAATTTGTATATGCTTCTCTACATTTATTTTGTGTTATTGGATTCTTTTTATTTGGAAAAATACATGGATCCATATTTTCAATATCAATTAACGTTACAAAATGACTCTCTGTTGATTTATTATTATATATGTCTATTGTTTCCATTGTTAATTCTTGACAATCTGGCTTTGAACCCTCTAAAAATGATTGGAAAATTTCCATTGGATTTAAAGCATTTAAATTACTTATCGTTCCAGGAATTAATCCTTTGAATTCACTAAAATTTACACCAACTCCTGATGATATAAATGGAATATTTCCAACTGGCACATTATTTATATAAATATACCTATCTACATCTTGACCGGTTGCTTTATCTTTACATTTTCCACCAGTTTTTAGAAAAAATTTATTACCTAAAGGTTGGCCAGTTGCTGATGCTTTTCCTCCTCCAGATACTAACAACTCCACATAATTTATTAATCCATCTATATCTTTTCCTAATTGGGATAAACTTCCTGAACCAGACATTCCTATTTCTGATGGAGTTTTAATATATTTATAATATGGGTAATCAGGACCAATATACTTTTCTTCTGCTCCTTTCGCATTTGATAATACTTCTGTAAATATGTTAGACATTTATCTAATATATATTTATAATTTATTTTTTCATTCTAATAATAATTTGGACAACCTATTACGTATTCTATTATTTTCTAAACATTTTGGTCGGTGTAATTATTTTTTTCATTCTCTTCAATAGAATTTTCAACATTTTCAACAGTTTCTGGTTCAGTTCCTGTTACTTCTGGAGGAGTTGAACCAGCTATTTCTTGAGCATAGTTTGCTTGTTGTTCAACTAATCCGTCTATTTGAGTTTGCATTGAATTTATATTTTGTTGCATTTCATCAACTTTTTGCTTTACACCATCAAAACTGTCAATTCGCCCTTTTAAAACTTCTATATTTCCTGCATTTTGTTGGGCTAAAATTAAAGAATTATTTGGGTCTTGAAGATTATATGGTTTATATTCCTGTGTATTGGAACTATTCGTTATTGTATTATCATTTTCAAGACCTTCTATTAATTTATTAGAAAATATTGCTAAATATGTTTGGTAGCCGATTAAAATTATAAATACCAAAATTAAAATATATATCAATAACATTATTATATATATATTACATTTATTTTCTTTTTATATTTATATATGTCTACCGCTTTTTTTCCAACAAATATGCGTCAACAAGCAGCCAGTGGTTATAGTAATAAAAGCACTTATGAAAATATACCATATGTTACTTGGAAAGGAACTGGAATTTTTAGTAATCCAGTTGGCGTTACATCTACCCATATAAGACCATTAACTAATTTAGATCCGGGAAACGTTTTTCCAACTGGATTTGGATTACCAAGACCTCTTAAGCAATATAGAAAGGGAACAGTTATTCCTATCAATTTTGCATCCTTACCTAAACCATCAACTACAAATACTGCTGCCGATGTTGAAAAATTATTAATAGCATACAATGTTAATAGAGCTGTAAAATCATCTGTTGGTTCTTCATTAGGAGGAGGTAATGGAGGAACTGGCTTAATATCACAAATGATTGATATACCTGGTTCATTTATTGTTAAAGACAATCAACCTGATAATTCTCAAATAGGTTTAGGAAATACAATTATAGAGGATAATAATGGTATAAATATTGATAATGAATGTAAAAATTGTAACGGTGTAGGTATTGTTTCTAATTGGATGCCAATTAATAACTTAACGGAAAAACCAGAACCTAACGTAACAAATCCAATATTATGTTGTAATCAACAAAGAAAAGCCATTCAGAGAGTATTACCAACTAACACTAATTTACCTAAGAATTATTTTCAAACAACATACATGTATTTATATAATCGTTGTCAAACATTCCAACAAAGACAATTTAATTTTTTACAAGGAGTTATAGATCCAAAAGTATTTGAAATTATTAAAACATATCCTTTTATTTCTGCTAAAATAATTGCCTATACAAAACCTGGTGATCCTTTATCAAATTTAAATTATTATGTAGCTCAATGCAATCCTAATTTTACTATTGAAAATGGAGCCGAATTAGATATTATTAATTATTTATCTAAATCATTATTAGATGCTAATTTTATAAATACCGAAAGCTATAATTCCTTAATTAATCTCAATCCTTTAACTATTAACATATTTCTAAATTATTTAAAAAATTTACTTTCTATTTCACAATATAAAATATTTATTGATTATTTATATCAATTAGCAGTTAACCCATATAATAATGCCATAATTGGAAGACCTTCCAATCCTCAAGGATGTTCTCGTGTTTATTATAAACCTAATAATCCCCAATTTGCTAAACAAGGTGGAGTTTCAAGTAGCACAAGAATTCTAAAATTAACTGTTGATACTATTACCACTGCGGCTTATCGACAACGTAAATTGAAATCTGGAAATCCACCTAATTTAGCAACTGCTATTCAATATGGTTTTAATCCTAATACACCTTATATTTATAAAGATAAGGTTCCTCCTTGTCAACCTCAAACATATATTGGAAATCCATTCTTCTTCAGTGGTCAACATCAAAATAAATTAATTTGTAGAACTAATACAAATGGTTCAGAATATCATACATATAATTCAGTTAATTCAAGTTCAGCGGGAAATTATATAGGGGCAACTCAAAATGCAGGGGCTGGATATGTTAATAATAGTCAAATTGGAAATACTACTTATTTTGATAATATTTATTATAAAAATTTTAGACCTATTGCTGCTTAAATATACAATATTTTATAATTATTTTCTTCATTGTTCTTTACTTTCTTCATCAATTAAATTTTTTTTAGGAGTCAAAAATATATTTACTTTATCTATAAATTTATTATGTGGTAATTGATTTTTTTCACACCATTGAATACATTTTTGTATATGAGATCTCTTCAAATTTTCTATCTTTTCTTCACGATTTTTATTTTTAAAAATATTTATTATCTGATCATAAGCTTCTAATTGTTGCTGCCCTATTACCAAATTGGACTCTTCTAATCTATTTAATAAATAATATGGTAAATCATTATCTATAAGTGAATTTATACATTTATTATTCATTAATTCATCATTATTCATTTTTGATATCAAATGTTCTTCTATTTTTAACAATAATTTATTTTGATTATTAAAATTTTCATTAAATCCCTTACAAATTAAATATCTTTCTCCTTTAGTAATATTACTAATGGACGGTTTTACTAAATAAATTTTATCATAAATACTTGATAATATAAATATCACATCAATAACAGATTTATATAAAATATTATCTATTTTTATTACGCTCATTCCTTGATTCATTTGGTATTTTATTAAAATTAATAAAACTAATATGATATTATTTATATATTTTTTTGTATTATTATATTCATCAGGATGGAACTCACATATTATTAGATCTAATTTATTTTCGTATGTATTTTTTATAAAAAAATTATACAAATTTTCATAAATAAAATCTTTTGATATTACATTGTCTTCATTTTCTTCTCTTGACATATTTAATAAATAATTTGTGGATGAATAGTTATAAGTAAGATGTGCTACATTTATTTTATGTTTTAATGATAAAATATCATTTATATTAAATAATTGAAATAATTCCATTAATTCAAAAAAAATGATTGAATCTGGTTTAACTTTACTTACAGATATAGTTGAACCAGGAACATTTGAATGTATAAATTCAAATGGGTTAACTATCTTATTTATATAATCAATGGTAATAAATTCGTTACTCAAAAATTCATTATTATTATTATTATTATTATTATTATTATTATTATTATTATTTTCTTGTAATTTAAATAATTGATTATAAATATTATTCAAATAAAAAATTAAACTATAAGATATATATGGCTCAATTTTATTATTTGATAATTGAACATTAAATTTTATATTAAAATTATTTTTTGGTATTATATAATAATTCATTTGTTATTATATAATATTTATTACTATTTATATCTTTTTCTTACATAATAGAAAAGGTTCTATCTATTTTTCATCTATTATATCAAACTCAACTTCTTTCTTTTTTCGTGTTATCTTTTTTTTAGGAGCAGGAATTATATCTATAACTTCTTCTTCTCCTTCCATTATTTCTGGCTGTGTTTCTAAATTTTTTATTTTTCTAGTCTTGGTTTTTTTAGCCTTAATTTCTTCCAAAGCCTCAGTGGCGTCTTGTAATTTTAATTTTTCATTTAATTTTATAGTCTTTGGTTTAATTAATTCTTCAGCTTTTTCTACAGTTTCACGTGCTAACATTGTTCCTGCTTGTTCTATTTCTTCTTGATAAGGTAATTCAGCAAGAATTGCTTTTGTTAGTTTCTCTGCATTTCTTGTTGATGTTTTCTTGTATATAAAGAAACGATTAAGAAATGAAATTTCTTTCTCATAATCTCTCATAAGTAAAGCATCCTTATAATCGCTTTCTTTTAAGGGATTTCTTTTAACCTCATTTTCCATACTATTAAATAATTCGGAAAACATTCCACTACCTGATGGTAATTTCATTTGTCGAGCTTCTTCTCTGGTTACTAAAGTAAAACCATATTTCTCCATAGTGATTGTTAAGAAATCAAAATTTACCAAATATTCAGAAATAGTTTGATTAATAGAATCTTGATATACATCAATTTTATATCCTAAACAACTTTCATTATCTTCAAATGTTGTAGAATCATATTGTTTTGTTATTGACCATACTTTTTTATCATCTACATATATTTCATTACTTTCTCCTTCTTGTTTTCTTTTTAACATATTAAATATTGTTCTCCCATCATAACATGTTGCTATAAAATATCCATATAATTTTGTGCATTCCGCTACATTTCTAATAAAATTATAAAATACGTTTTTATTTTCAAACATATAATGTATAGCAAATTGACATGATGAAACATCAAATCCATTATAACCTTTTCCATGTTGTCTGGTAACAGCAGGACCAAGACTTTTATCAATGCCTATTGAACCAAATATAGATTTAGTTATTTGATTTGCTTTATCATTAAACATGTTTTTTCCACTTCTAATATTTAATGAACTATTGCCATTTACAAATAATGCATAAGGCATATTTTTATTTGTCATCTTAAAATTTAAATATCTTGCACATGCGCCATTTAAACGATTTTCTATATTATCTATTGATATATCAATACCAAATACAAATGACAATTCCGCCCCAATCCATTTTGGTAAATCGCCTGCTTTACCACACGCAAAATCAATTAAGATATTCCCCTTCTTTGATACTCCCTGAATTAATGCCTTTTTAACGAATAAATTATGAAAATCACGCATTCTTTGAGTCATTTTATCAGTTGTAATACTATTATAATAAACATCATCCGATACTTCTATTCCTGGTATACCTTCCCCCGTGGCTATCATTTTCTCTGTTACAGGATTATGAATTGAATGCCAATTACTATTAGCTGTTTTATAATCATTAGCCCCAATACCATTTCCAGCTCTAAATTCGGCTGTTTTATCGTATCTTACTCTCATAGGAATCCATTTCCACATTCCTGGTTTGGACATATCATACCTAAATTCAACTACCATTTGATCATCAAATACTTGTCTTTCCTCTGTAAACATTTGATTTGTTCCATTACTATCAATTTCTAACATTACATTACAAAGTCCGGCTAATGGATCAAAAGGGTCAGAGGGAAAGAATTGTTTAGGTTTATAACCAGATTCATCGTCTAAATCTTTTTTATTTGTAAATTTATCATCCAATACATCTTGGCAAGGATTTATAAACCCATGCCTTGAAGGATCAAATCCCACTGTTAATATTATTGTTTTATATTGATTAAATTGAGTTGTCTCATAATTATTCATACCATTTTCAAATATTGGAGTAACAATATCCTTACCATCTGCGCCTTTCTTTGTAATAACCAAGAAATCAATAGTATTATAACTTTTTGGAAAAATAGAAGTTGCTTCAGATGGTTTCCATTTAAATATATAGGGCCAAGTAATTTTTTTCTTTGGACCAGCTTCAAGAATTTTATTTCCACCAACTCCTAAAAGAGTCGGTGTAAATATTAAACCATCTATTTCGTACTTAAATTCATTATCAGCAATACGTCTTAATAAATAATTATTTGCTTCAAATATATTAAATTTAGATGTTTTAATAGCTTCGCTGTCTACAACTGAATCAAAACTTGGATAGAAATTTTTTGATATAATTTTTATAGGAGATAAATTTTGTCCACTTAATAATTCTGATGATTTTTTTATACCTATTGGTTTTAAAATTTTTATAAATTCTTTTAATATTGGTAGACGACATCCCTCTTTAAAATATTTTTCATCTTTAGAATGTGTATTAATAAATGGTCTTGCTCTAATATCAATATTGTTAATATAATATAAATCAAAAGCAGCAAATGTATTAATAAAATTTCCTTCTTTATCATGTAAAATTAATTCACCATCTAATATAGAATTAAAACATTTTTCTTCATGTGTTTTTGCCCCGGTAAACATAATATTCATATTTGTATTAATTAAATATATATGACCTTTGCCATTAACAAATAATAGATGTCTGTCACCATCTGCTTTTTCTGTTACACAATAAGCAAATGGTTCTGTAATATTTGGAACAATTATATCAGGATTTAGGGGACCAATATTAATTAAGTCAAGGGTTACCAATCCAGGACCTATAAAATCGCTAGGATATACGTTTTTTTTGGATAAATATTCTCCTTCTTTTTTCCTTTGTTCATCTTCAAAAAGGAGTTTAAGATAATCTTGTGATATCTCTCTTTGTTCTGGATATGAAATAGGATAATTTGTTTTTTGTAATCCACATAATACTAATTTAACTACTTTTTGTAGAGCATTAGATAAGTCAGTTGGAGATTTATATTTTTGTTTTGCTTCTTTTTCTACTTCAATTTCTATTTCATATATTTCAGGATTATTAAATACATTTGATTCTTCAATATTATACGAATGTATCATCCACCCTCTTTCATTTTTAGTTGATGTTTTTACTATACTTAGATCTATTTTAAATGGTAAATCATGATGTGTAAATGTAACACGATTCAAATATCTAAATACTTTCTTTGTTTTATTCCAATTTTCAAAAACTTCATTCCCAAGTCTACTATTTTTACTTACACTTTCTTCATTACTTATTGTTACTCTAAAATTAAAGTCATCAAAATTAGCACTTTGTATTATATCATTTGATTCTTTATCATCTTTAAATAATTTTATAGGTGTTTTTTTATTTATTTTTACTGTGGAAGAATTTTTATCATTTAAATATTTTATACTATTCGTTTTACAATAATCTTGTATATTATTAAGACCATCAATCTCAATACGGAATCTATCAAAATCACTTGTTGTCTTAAATTTACCTGTTTTAACATCAAGAAATTCTGGTTGTATTCTTAATAAATGAACACCATTTGGAGATGCAGTTTGCCATCCGGATGATCTTAGTTTTTTAACAACATTATCATAATCTAATTTAGTTAAGGACCTAATTCCTCTTGTTCCAAATTTTGCCTCCATTTCTGTTTCGTTATATTTACCATTATTTGAATTAATAAATGCTAAAGATATATTATCTAATTGTTGTTGAGGTGATATATTACTACGTCTGTCTTTTAGATTTTCTCCAAAGATTTCTGGATTAAATATTCCAGAGTTATCTTTTAATTTATCAGTCGAAATAATAGATTTATTTGTTTTCATAATTATATATATATATGTTAATATATATTTATATTATTATTCAATTTTTTTAGTAATTTAATACTAATATCTCGTAAATATCTTTCTTCGTTAATTTCTGCTTACATTCTTTCTTCTTAAATTCTTCTATATTTAAATCTAATTTTTTACATAAATCTATAAGTTCATCTAATTTATAAGAGCTAATACTTTTTAGACTTGTATCAAAATTACTCATTTTTAAATATGTTTCTTTATATTTTTTTATTATTTCTTCAGTTGGGTCTAATTCAATTGAATGTTCATAAGTTTCATTATTTCTATGAATAATATTAATTGGATGCTTATCATCAATATCTATACATAATAATTCATAAACTTTGCGTTTATTAACTAACAATACATTCAAATTTTCAATAACACATAATGCAAAAAAAGTCTTTATGGAAATTTTATCTTTATTTGCTAAGTCATCTTCTAATTCAGTTAACGGTTTAATTTTATGTATTTTTAAAAGATCTTTTCTTTTTCTCAATAATTCAATATATTTAAATTTCTCATTTTTTTCAATGACAAAATATTGATTATTTATCTCCATTTCGTATTGAGAAAACCCATTTTTTAAAATATAAAAACACCAAAAAAGAGAATCTTTTTGTTTGGGTTTATACATTATATCTTTTGTCTTTTTATTTTCATTATTAAATTTATTTTTTATGTTAAGTTCATTTTTTAATATATTTTTTTTTAAATTTATATCATTTGTTTTAATTTTATTAAAATCAGAAAATTGAATCATATGTTTTGTATATCTATTCATATTTTTAGATGTAAACATATAATCTTGTAAATTATTAATTATATTGCTACTATTAATAGTTTGGTTTAACATCTTTATTTAATTATGTAGTTATATCTTTATTATCTTTTAAAAAAAATGTTTTTTTATAATTCTCTTTTTCTTTTTCAGCATTATTTAGATAAATTTCTTGAGTATTTACATACTTAATATAAACTATAAGTTCCTCAATTATAGAATCTTGAAGTTCACTTAAATTAATATGGATTCCATATTTGTTTTCATTAATTATAACATCTTTATTTTTTGTAAGAATTTTAAGAATTTCTATTTGATTAAATTTAGACATATTTTCAATTTGTTCTCTAATATAGTTTAATTTGTTAAAATCATAATTATCGTTAGACATATATTATTATGTTATTTTGCTTTAAATACTAATAATTAAAAATACAATACGACTTAAAAAAATGATTTTATATAATAAAATGACTTTATATGAAATATTTTGTGGATTTACATCATCACTAATTATTTCTCCTGTAATGACCTTAATTGATATATCAATTATAAAATCACAAATAAAAAACCAAGCTTTTTCGTCAAGCTTAAATGATACTATCAAAGATTCAATAAATAAAAAAATAAATATAAGAAAGCCTTTTTTAACAATGTTTGGTGTATACTCAGGGACTTATTGTGTTGCAAATTTAACTGATTATTATTGCGAAAAAAATAATATAAATTCAAATTTACATTTATTTACAACAAGTTCTTGTAATATAATGCTAATAATTTATAAAGATAAACAATATTCCAAGATATTTAATAAAAATTATCATAATTTTCCAAAAATATCTTATGGTTTATTTGCTATTAGAGATACATTGACAATATTTTTTACATTTAATTATAAGAAAAAAAGTATAAAATATCTTGAAAATTATATGCCTCATAATATAGCAGATTTTTTATCATCAATATGTTTACCTTTATTTGCTCAAATAATTTCAACTCCAATACATATATTAGCTATAGATCTTTATACAAATCCTTCAACAACAGTAAAAGAAAAAATTATCAATATCAAAAATCAATACAAAACAGTTTGTTACGGAAGAATGTTACGAGTTATTCCTGCTTTTGGTTTAGGTGGATTTATAAATGATATGCTTAGAAATAGGTCTAACCATCAATAATAAGCTTTGGTTTATATTTTTTTTCTATTTGTTTTGCTTCTTTTGGTGGAACTAATTGAGCAATTACAGAAACATATTTATCATTTAATTCAAAACGTTGAGCAATTACTGTAGCAATAAACTTTTCATTTTCCTCAATAGAATTAAAATATTCACTTGCATAATAATGATCTCTTGCTATAAATAATACAAATGGACTTGGTTGCTCATCGGCACTCTCGGCACGTATACCAGCCTTTGTAATATTCTTAGCAATACAATTAAGATTCATTCCTGCAACAGGAAAACAAACTTCACAATTAAATACAACATCAAAAATTATATTTTCCCCTTTAACTATTCCACTTGAAAATGTAATAACTCTAACTGAGCCTGGTTTAACGTAACCTTGAACAATACATTTCCCACCAACCATTTTAGTTATAGTATCCTCTAATGTTTGTAATAAATTCTTACCTATTGTTGTAATGGGTAAGACTATATTTTTGGTAATTTGACAAGGACTGTAAACACCCTGGATATCTTTTTGCCTATACTTTGGTTTAGATGTTTTAGCTATAGGTTCCATTATATATTTATTATATATATTTATTCTTTTAATTAATTTTCAATTTTATTTTATTTGAGTAAAAATTATATTCGGACGGTGTAATATATATTATTTTTTATCCTTTTCCTTTTTTTGAAATTCATTAATAATTGCAGTTTCTGTATCTAAAAACCATGTTTTATTATCCAAATGCTTATTTTCAAAACTTCTCAATGTTAGTTCTTGTCTAACACATAACTCTTTTGCTCCATCTTTTGTAACTTTAGAAACAAATCTTTCATCTGATTCTATATCATTTAGAAGATTAATTATCTTTTCTTTTCCTGCTTGGTCACAACGAAATCCTGTGCTTCGTTCATTCGTTGTATCTTTTACTTGATAAACCATATATTTTCTATTATTTTCAAATCCTATAAATCCTACATAATGACTTAAATTTGTTTTTAATTTATATTTCTTTAATATTGAACCATATAAATCTTTTTCATCTTCTGGTTTTGCTGGAATCCATTTATTATCATCTAAAACAAAAATATTTAAATTATCTTTTCTTGATGGACCATTAAATATTACTATTCCAATAATATTTTTTGCAACAATTAATTTTGTTAATAAATATTTTTTCATTTTCCCATAAAATCTTTTTAATCTTTCATTTGTCATTTTAGATTCTAAATCTTTATCGGAATATATATAGTTTAGTAGGTCCACCTTTTCATTCATCATTAAACTATCAACTATATGTTCAATTAAGAATATCTCAAGCAGTTCTAATCTTTCTTGTTCAGTATTTGCATTAATTATATCCTTTTCTTTTACCATTTTTCTAATTACTAATCCACAAAGTTGATACCAATTATCATTTCCTCTTTCAACTTTACTTGTTTCCAAAGTTAAAATATAATTACTAAACATTGTGTCTAATACATTCTTACCTTCAACTAACACATGTTCTTCTATTTCTTCTTCAAATATTTTTTTACCTATTCCACGCTTATCAATAACTGGTTTTATAAGATTAGTTTTAATTTGAAAATTTATCATATCATGTTTATAATCAATTGGAACTGAACGATTAAACACTGATATATTATCATAATTAAGTTCACTTGGTTGAAATAAATAATATTCACCAATATTTATAAGATATCCCGTTCGGCCATATTTATCTGTTATATATTCAGAATTATCATTAATAATTTGTGTTAAGGCAGCATAAATTTGAGAAGTTGGATATTTTTTTGGAGTATTAATTAGTTTAAATAAATCATTCTTTTTGTAAAAATAACGTATTTTCATTAGAATCTTGATTTTTTGTATTATTTTATCCGAATTTATAAGCATAAAAGATTCATTATAAGTATCTGTATTTTCTATTAAATCCTCTATAATTGTGTCAGGAAGACATTTAAATTCACATTTCATAAAATCACAGGTAGCTGAATTATCAATATCGCCTATTACAAAATTATTCAAAACTTGATTATCTGATAATATTTGTGTAATATCTTTATTTTCTTCTATTTTTTCAAAATTCTTAGATATTAACTCTGTTTGATCATGATTAATTATACAATCTACTGCCGTTTGTTTTAATAATCTTGTTACTTTTCCTATTTTAACTGCTTTTAATTCTGAAACACGATAAATATATAAATCTACTGCTTCTTCTTCTGTATTTTTAAGAATAGTTCCATATAAAAATATTTGAACATTTCTCTTTTTAAATGATAAATCTTTATGAGAAAAATTACGAACTGCACGTCCAATAATTTGTTCAATTCTGTTTATATTATACCATGGTTCTAAAATATGTACTTGACGAATAGCTTTAAAATCTAAACCTTCTGAACCTGCTTGAGAAATTAATACAACTTTAATTATTTCTCCTGAAATATCCAGTATATCCCCTTTTTCATCTTCTCGGAAAATATTATCATTATTAGTTATTGCTTTTACATCTAAATCATTATTCGGAGATAAACGAGGGTCACCTGTTATCATTACATAGCGAGCAGGTTTAAAATCTTTCTTAGAAACTGGAGGCTTCATAGTTCTCACATCCACTATAGGGGTAGGTGGTGTTTTGAATAATGGTTTAGCTTTTTCTCCATAACGTGTAAATCCCATTTCTTCCAGAGCTAATGCCATCGGTATAATTCCTGCATCAATATATGATGAATAAACTAAAATAATACCTTCAGATACTTCTCCAGTGTCTTTATTAAAGATGTAATCAGATATATTTTTTATTTTTGCACTATATTTTCCAATTTCTTTTTGTTCAAATACATGAGGAACTCCTTGTCTATATTCAAATTGACCCTTAAATGCTGGGGTTTTTGAATCTGTATAATCCATTATTCTTTTTAATCCTTGACTTCCTGTTAAATCTTTTGGATCTATATATAATCTTTCTAAACTTGAGCTATTTGATTCTTCACTTTTAGAAGAATCTCCTCCTTTATTCATGGATAATTTAGAAATATTTGAGGTGTTTGATGAAGTTTGAATCTCATTTATTTCTGGATCTATAGATTCTAAAACTGGATTTTTTTCTATTGGAAATTGAGATTTGGTTTCACCTTCTATAATATGTAATCCGGATGGTTCAAACATTTCTATTTTTGAAATTTCTTTTACTTTTTTCTTTGGTTTAAGAGTTCCCTTAAATGAAACTTCTCCTGGAGATACATTCATAACGCTTGTTTTATCATTAAAATTTGTTTTATTTTTAGTATAGTTATTTGATTTTTTTTCCTTATTAGTATTTTCTATTTCAAAATCTTCCTCAATAATATCAAAAATAGAATCTGTTGACAATTTTTTATTTCTTTTTAAATTTTTTACATTTGGATTTATAGTTTCGACATTTCTAATATCAGGTTCTACAACCTTATCCATTAATGATATATCACCTTCAATACCTTCAGTTACTATAGGTTCAGATTCTAATTCAGAGCTTTGGTGTTTAATTAAAGAAGATATTGATTTTGGACCATTATTTATAACATCATCTATTTCCTCAACTATTTCTTTATCTTGGGTGCCTGAGATTGGTGATATATCATCAATCTCTATTTCTTCTTCTTCAATATAATCAATTGGTTCTATTTTTTTAACAAGTTCTTCAAGTCCATTAATAGGATATATAATATTTAATGCTTCAATTGGTATTTGTAAATCAGTATATCCAAATGATTTAAGAGTTGAGAAGGAGGCCATTTTCCTTTGAGTTCCTTTTCGTGTAATTATAAAACTTTGTTCACGGTTTCGTAAACGATCAATTATATATTTATAACCTAATTCTTGATATTCACCTATTGCTGTTAAGAATAAACTAAGTTTTTGAATTTTTTTATCATTTGGTATTTTTTTTCCATTAATTTGATATTTAGGATATTCTTCAATGGTTTTAAATGTATGATCAGGAGAAAATCTATCAGGATAAACTCGAAATGGAAATGAGTATGGGTTTTCTCCTCTTACATATGAAATATAACCAGTAGCTTTCCTAATTAAAAGTTCTCTCCCAATTTCATTTCCATCTTTATCTTTTTTCCAATCTCCATTTTTATCAAATATATCAGATACTGATATAATTCCTCTCCGATCATTCATATTTAATAAATTTAATAACCAAATAATTTCTTTATAACTATTAAACATTGGTGTTGCTGATAAAAGCAATAATCTCATATTTGAAACAACACTTACTAAAAACATTAAATTTTTAGCAACATTTTTGTTTTCATTATCATCAGATATTCTTATATTATGAACTTCGTCAATAACAATTAAACTGTTTGAATATTCAATTTCAAGATTTCTAATTTTTGTTTCCATATCATCTTTTTCTCTTCCAGATTTTCTAACAATTTCATTTGAAAATTGAACATATCCTTGAAATGAATAATATGTATTAATTAAATTTTTAACCTGTTGAATAACTTTGTCTTTTTTTAATCCTTTCATTCCTGTTGGATTTATTTCTTTTAGAAGTTTATTTCCTAAACATCCTTTCATTGTCCAAATACCATCCACTTCTTTTAATTTCCTCTCATCAAATAGTTGTAATTTAAAGTTATCTTGAACATTAGGACTTGCTACAATTATTATGTGTTTATTAATTCCCATTTGTTTTAAATAATCTCTCATTTCTTCACAAACACCAATAGCTGAGCAAGTTTTACCTGAACCTAATCCATGAAATAAAATTAAACTATTATATGGTGTATGAAATGATAAAAAATTTCTAACAAAAGCTTGTTGTGGTAGTAACTCATATTCAGCTGTTTTTAAAATTTTAGCATATTCTTCTACATCATAAATAGAACCATCATATTTAGTATCGATAAATTCCTTTTTTTGGGCTATTTTAATATTAAAATTAGGGTCATCTAAAGTAGGATATAAATACTCATTTTCATTCGGATATTTACCTAATTCATTTCTATTTTCCAATTCTATCTTTAATTGTTCTTTATTATTTGAACCACACTTTTTACTATATATTTTATTGATTTTATCCAAATCACAAATTTCTTCTTCCTTTGGAGTTTCTGATTCCCTATATTCTTTAACTTTTTTCTTGAGTTTAATTTCAACACTCATGTATATTTATATATACTAATATAATCTATATTCTTGTAAAACTTTATTTATATTAATAATCAGTTGCTTTTTTTCTAAATTATATGGTCTAATTGATTCCAAACATTCCTCTAATGTTTTCCATTCCATTTTAGAGACTTCATTTTGTTGATAATTATTTAAATTATCATTTTTATTTTCTGAATAACCCAAAAAATATTTATGTTTATACGATTTATGATTTGAACCTAAAAACATTTCCTCAAAAGGTAATAAATTTTCTATAATTTTTATATTCTTTTTTTGAATTCCTGTTTCTTCTTCAAATTCTCTTAAAGCACAATCTAAATCTTTTTCTTGAAAGTTTCTTCTTCCTTTTGGAAATTCCCATTCTGTTTCTTCCCATTTGGTATTAGAATTATTAATTAAATCATTTAATGTTATTAACTCTCCATTTAAACCAATAGACAGACCATTTTTAATTGATTCAAATTTTTTTTGAGACGCTAATTCTTCTCCTTTAAGTTGGATTTGATGACTTAAACTTTGATTACCCCACATAACTTTCCATAGTGTTTCAAAATCATTGTGTTTGATTTGTTCTTTTTCTTGAATAGACATTTCATTGAACATAGATTTTAAATGTTCCAAATTATTTAGTATATATTTTCCTCTTATAAAGTCTATGTAACCAAAACTATTTTTACGTCTAATCATTAAATATTCAATTCCTTTTTCGGAAGATGTTCTAAAAACTATTATACCATAACTTGTTATGGGAATTTTACATTGATGAAATTGATGTCCTTGTTTGCCACAATTATTACAAATATTATTTTTACTCATTTTTATTATTTTTTATATTATATGTAAAAAGAGAGTTGTTTTTATATTGTTTTAATTTAAATGCCTCCTTTACCTTTAGCTAAAAATAATTTACAATTAGACCCAGCTATATGGGGACCACATTTTTGGTTTTTTTTACATACGTTGGCCATTTCCTATCCTCATAATCCAAATGCTATTACAAAAAAGAAATATTATGAATTAATACAAAATTTACCTTTATTTATTCCTGTTGAATCAAACGCAAATGATTTTATTAAAATCCTTGACGAATATCCAGTTACTGCTTATTTAGATAATAGGGAATCATTAATAAAATGGATGCATTTTGTCCATAATAAAATAAATGAAAAATTACAGAAACCAAAAATAACAATGAATGAATTTTATACTAGATATTATGAAGAATATAAACCAAAAGATATAAAAATGAAAGAGTTTTATCGTTGGAGAGAAAAAATAATTTACACTATCATTATTTTAGGTGTTTCTGGTTTAATTATATATTTATATAAAAAATAATATCCAATTCTTCTCTTTTTCTCAAAAGCAATATTTATTATATCATTTAATAATAGGAATTAATGTTTAAAGGAGGGAAAGTTATAGCTTCTGGAGGATTTGGTTGTATTTTTGATCCAGCTATTAAATGTAATGAATTAAATTCTGATAATTCATCCAATCCTGATAATTCATCCAATCAAATAAGTAAATTAATGATAACTAAATATGCAAAAGATGAATTTAAACAAATACAAAAATATAACAATATTTTAAAAGTAATACCTAACTATAGTAATTATTTTTTACTAAATAATTTTAAATTATGTTCTCCATCTAAACTAACAAAAGAAGATCTAAATGGATTTACAAAAAAATGTAAACCTTTAAAAAAAAAAGGAATAAACGTTAAAAATATAAATCAGTCATTGGATAAAATAATGGCAATAAATATGCCTAATGGGGGCATTGATGTAGAAAAATTTGTTGAAAATAATTATACAATGTCAAACTTTATTAGACTTAATAATTCATTAATTAAACTTTTAATAAATGGAATTCTTCCAATGAATAATCTAAACGTTTATCACTGTGATATTAAAGCTACAAATGTATTAGTTGTAGACAGCAAAGCTGTTAAAACTGATTTAATTACTCGTTTAATTGATTGGGGATTATCTGTTGTTTATGATAAAACAAAAGTTGGGATACCCAATAAATTATATAGACGCCCTTTTCAATTTAATGTACCATTTTCAAATATTCTTTTTAATAAAAACTTTATTTTACTTTATAACAATTTTTTAGAACTTAATCCAAATCCTAACTTTTATCAAATTAGAGAATTTGTAATAAATTATATATTTATTTGGAATGATATAAGGGGAACGGGTCATTTATCAGCTATTAATGGATTGATTAAAAAGTTAACTTTACATGATATAATTGCGATAAAAAAAGAAGAAATAAAAAATCATTTTATTGAATATGATTTTACTTATTATTATATTATTGAATATTTGACAAAAATTCTTGAAAAATATACATATAATGGAAAATTAGATTTAATTTCATATTTTGAACAAGTATTTTTAAAAAATATAGATATTTGGGGATTTACTTTTATTTATATTATTTTGTATGAAGAACTTTATAAATCATATAATGATTTAAATGAATATCAAATGCAATTTATAAATAAAATTAAGTATATTATTATACATTTTTTATACGAAAGTCCAATCACTCCAATTGATGTTTCTTCTTTAGTTAATGAACTAACAAATTTAAATAAAATTATTAAAAATTTTGATAAAAACACTGGTTCAAAAAAATTAGAATATGTTTCAAAGCTGGAGGAAAATATAGGAATCTTAATTAAAAATAAAAATAATTCTAACACTTATAAATTTAAAAAATTTAAAAAACATAATACAAGAAAAAGAAGATAATATTATTATAATATATGAGATTTGAAATAATAATAATAATAATTACAGTATTTTTATTGTATAATACATATTATGATAACAAATATACAAAAATGTTATTAGCCTATAAGAAATATTACAAAATGATTTTGATCGGTTTCTTAGCTTTATGTTTTTATATTATGATTAAAAGAAATCCTTTGCAATCTAAAAATATGTTATTATACACTAATAATATGATAAAATATATGCCAATTGATAAATCATCAATGGATATTTTATCTCCCATTTTTGATTTATCCACAAAAGGAAAAAGTTTTATGGAGGGTTTTAATACAGAATTAAATCCAAAATTAAATTATAATCCAATGTTAGTTGCTCAGCAACAAAGAAATATGTTAAGCACTCAAAAACCGGTAAAAAGATCAGTAAGTGAAACAAAAAAGAAATATGTTGCTTCAATGCAGGATTGGAAATGCGGACAATGTAATAAGAAACTAACACATACATTTGAAGTAGATCATAAGATAAGATTAGAACATGGCGGAGGTAATGATGTAACAAATTTAGTAGCTCTTTGTCGAGAATGTCATGGAGAAAAAACCGCTATGGAAAATATGTAATTATAAGATAAGTAAATTATATTATATAAATTTACTTATCTTTTCTTAAAAGTATATAATATGGACAACACAAAAAAAACATCACTATCTTTAGAACATATATTAGTTTCATATAATATTATGATTTTATTCATTTTTATATTTATTATTTTAATGATAGTGTTATTCGTAACAAATAAAAATGGATTTAATGGGTTATTTGGTAAAGAAATTTTTATTACTGGACCTATTTTGTTTTTAGTTGCATTTCTAGTAAAAGAAATTTTTAAATTTAAAAATGATCCTTCTTCTTCATTTTTTTCTAGTTTTTCTCTATCTAATCAAAATTGGTTTATGCCTTTTATTACTTTGTTAGTTTTACTTCTTGGATTATTTGGATTTTTTATGATATTATATATTGGAGGAATATTTTCAGAAAATCCGCCTGAAAATAACACAGCTATGTTATTAAATTTTTTTATTATTACTCTATTTATTATAATTTCTGTGGTTATTTATAAAAATTATCAAAATAAAGATGATCAAATACTAAAATATTTTCCAAAAGAGGTTCAAGACGTATTTAATTTAAGAACAAAATATACACTAATATTTGTTATTTTTGTGTTACTTATTACTATTTTATATTTTGTTAATCCTTGGGGTATAATGACAGATTATGGAGGACCTGTAATATTTTTTAGTCTATTTGTGGGAATTTGTATGGTTTTATTGATAACGATTTATCAATATTTTTTAGATAATCCATCTAAATCTAATTTATTAAAAGATACACCAGGATTACTAACTTTTATAATGAAAGGTTTATATATATTAGGGGCAATAGGTATTTCATTTGGGTTAATTTATTTATCTTTGAAAATGATGGGTTTATTTAACCAAGATGCTAATAAACCCGAAACTTGGGGGCATTTAATATTTAATATAATTTTATTTTGTGCCATGCTAGGAATTATATATAAATTGGCAAACGCTGGAGGTTACTTAGATAAAAATCCTTATTATCGTTTAGTATTAAATATTTTGTTATATATACCGTGTTTGTTAGTTACTTTTGTTAATTCAATTGGTAAATTAATTGGTTTTATAAAAGGAACAAATGGTCCTTTTTTACCTCCTAAGCCATTTGAAATTAAAATGTTAGTTTTAAGTTTAGTTCTACTTTTGATATATTTTTTATGGATTTTTCTTGGTAAACATTTTTTACAATCCAAATATTTAAAGCAAGGTGGTATACAATTAATTAATCAACCTATTCAAACAAATGTTTTGACGAATGTTGCTTCTTATCAAACATTATCTGGAAGTGATATATTTAATTATAAATATGCTATATCATTTTGGTTTTATTTGGATTCATTTCCTCCAAATACAAATGTATCCTATAATAAAATTGTTCCAATATTAGCCTATGGAGAAAATCCAATAATTAAATATAGTTCAGCGGATAATACAATTTATATTACTGTAAAACAAAAAACAGATTCATCTTCTTTAGTAGATTTTACGCAAGAAAAAGAAACTGATATAAAACCTGAAACGATTGATAAATGGAAAAATGTTCAACAAAAAATAAATGAAACTATAGAAAAAGTTCGTCAATCAATAACTATTTCTTTTGAAACTGATGCTAATGGTAATCGTTTAATTTATAAACATCCAGATGTTAAATTACAAAAGTGGAATAATATTATATTAAATTATAATGGTGGAACTTTAGATGTATTTTATAATGGTAGATTAGTTAAATCTGCAATTGAAGTAGTTCCATATATAAAATTAGATATGTTAACAGTGGGGTCTGAAAATGGAATTAGTGGAAATGTAGCAAATTTGATGTATTTTAAAAATCCATTAGATTATTTAACAGTAAATACATTATATACTTCTCTTAAAAATAAGAATCCTCCTGTTATTCCAAATAATAATCAAAAATTAATTCCAATACAAAAGTAAATAATATTTTTATTCAAATTATATTTTAGTTTAGTTTCAAAAAAAACTCTTTTAGAAAATTTCTAATAGTATAATATATAATGGGAGTTGTTAAAAATATCATAATATTTTTAATCATTATTATTTTATTAATAGTATTGATTCGTTATATTATTAGAGATGTAAACACATTGAGTGGGCTTATGAATGGACAAACTATGAAAACAATTCAACCAGGTGATTTATCTTCTTCTTCATCTTCAGGAAATTCAAGTAATTTCACCTATTCAATATGGTTTTATGTTAATGACTGGAATTATCGTTATGGAGAACCAAAAGTTATTTTTGGTCGCATGACAACAGGTTCTGGTAAGAAAGAACCTTGTCCCTCTGTTATGTTAGGTCCTATTCAAAATAATATAATTGTATCTTTAGCTGTTTATCCAGGTTTAGATGAACAGCCAGAAAATGGAACTAATTATATAGTCCATTCTTGTAGTTTATCCAATGTTCCAATTCAAAGATGGTGTAATTTATTTATGAGTGTTTTTGGACGAACTTTAGATTTATATTTAGATGGAAAATTGGTAAGAACATGCGTTTTACCTGGTGTAGCGAAAATTGATTCAAATGCTCCTATTTATATAACCCCAATGGGAGGATTTTCTGGTTGGACCTCTAAATTTCAATATTGGCCAGATTCCTCTAATCCACAACAAGCTTGGAATGTGTATAAAGCTGGATATGGGGGAGGCATGTTAGGAAATATTTTTGGTAAATATACAATTAAGGTATCTCTTATGGAAGGAGATAATGAGGATTCAACTTTCTCTTTTTAGAGCAACGCATAGGTGTAATAGTTTTTAATTTCCTCTTCATAACAAATATAGTAAAAATAAGATGATTTGTTATTCAATGACTCGTAAAATATTTTACAAGCTATTGAAATTTAGGATGAGTTTGTCTCATTTTTCTTTCCGGTCGGTGTAAGTATTCAATAATAAAAATAAAACCTTTTTTTTAAAAATATATAATATATATAAGATGGAAAATTCTAATACAGGTCAAGGAAACTCAATATTTAATCAATTTAATAAAAATCAATATGTAAATGATACAACAGAATTTCTTAACTCTAATAGCTTAGTTGCTAAAATAGCCTTCTTATTATTAGTTTTATTTGTTTTTATAATTTTACTTCGTTTAGGTATAACTCTTTTAGGGTATTTTTTTTCCCCATCTAATAATACTCAACTAATAAATGGAATGGTGGATGCTAAACAATTAATTGTAATCCCTCAGGATCCTTCTTCCGAGGGTTCAGTAACTATTAATAGATCAGTTAATGCTAATGAAGGAATAGAATTTACTTGGTCGGTTTGGATCTATATTAATGATTTAACATACAATTCTGGACAATATCGCTGTGTATTTTATAAAGGAAATGATTATGCCAGAAATCCAAATAATAATAATCAGGATACACAAGGATTAAATTTTCCTAATAATGCTCCTGGACTTTATGTAGCTCCAAACTCTAATTCATTGATTATAATGATGAATACATTTAATGTTATAAATGAAGAAATTCAAATTGATAATATTCCACTAAATAAATGGGTAAATGTTATAATTAGATGTCAAAATAATACAATTGATGTTTATATAAATGGAACTATAATTAAAAGTCATAATTTACATGGAGTTCCAAAGCAAAATTATGGAGATGTATATATTGCACCTAATGGAGGTTTTTCAGGTTATATTTCTAATTTATGGTATTATGATTATGCTTTGGGAACTAATGAAATAAATAAAATAGCAAGTAAAGGAGCAAATACAAATTTAAAAGGAAATAATGGACTAAATATAAAGACAAATTATTTATCTTTACGGTGGTTTTTTTATGGAATGGGTGATCTATTTAATCCAATTCAACCCCAAACACAAATACAATCTTAAATCTGAAATGAATAAAATAATAAAATTTGGTATGTATTAAGCATAAAACCCTTGTTACACCGACCAAAAATTTGGGAATTAGAATAGAAAGTATTTAGAGCAATGCGTATTTACTATTCTACCAGTAGTGTGTCCCGTATTCGGAAATTTACGAGGAAAAGTCAACAGGTTTTTTTATTTCGTAAAATACCCATTGCTCTAAAATAACTTATAAAAAATTAAATTTGCTTTTATAAGTTATTAATTTTCTATATTATATTAAGATGTCATGTTTTAATTCTAATTGTTATTTACCTCAACCACCAAGAGCATGGTCCAGAGTTCAAAATAGTTGTTCTTTAAATACAACTACAGATAATAGTGGACTTGTTATTGACCCTTATACTCAACAATTAGTTACTTCAGTTGTTTTAGCGGAAAGAGTTGCTATGTTAAATAAAGGTAATGTATTACAATATAAAGCAAATAGTAGTAACTTAACTAAGTCACAAGTTTATTCTAAAATTGCTAAAGGACAATGGGTTAATCGTAATACAACATGGGCTACGCAATCAACACGTGGATATACAAATCCCAATACAACAAGTCTTAAACGCAGTGGAAATGTTGTTAATATAGCTGTAGATCCAAAAACTGGAGCTATTATTGGTCCTACTCTTGCTCCTCCAACCTGTCCACAAATAATGAATAATGTTTATCCAGCTTTGCCACCCAATAATGGGGGTGGTAGTGATATTAATGAACCTAATATTCCACCTCCAGTCCCATCAACTCCAGGTAGTGATACAAATCCTCCAATTATTCCGGTTTCACCTATTACACCTATTGTTATTCAAGATGGAGGAAATCTAATTTGTTCAATACAAGAAAATATATGTACTGGAGAAACTAAACGAAGTCTTTCTCAAAAATTATGTAATCCAACAACAGATTCTGATGTTCCTGGTCCAATTCAAGATTTATGTTGGAATGATGGAACCCAAACTTGGTATCCAAGACAAAGATATATTATGACAAATAGCACTAATAAATGGCCTGTGAACGCAAAATTATTAGGAGCTATTAAAATAAGTGCTCCTTATATAACATCTTTTACTTCAAATCTAAATAATGTAACTCTCTCTTGGACTTTTAATGATATTTGTTTACCAGCATCTAATTTTAATATTTATCAAGATGGAATATTGGTAAAACGTGTTAATGGTAATATTTTTACTACTGAAGTATCTGTTAATAATGGCAATAAAATATATCAGTTTTATATTAAATCTGAAAATGTAACAGCCAAAATTATGAGTGAATCATCCAATGTAGTATCAATTAACATTTTTTAAATTATTTATCCTCCATCCTATGTTAATTCTGTATTAGATCAAACTACTCCCAATACATATTATAATGTATTATTAACTTGGGTTAATCCATCTAATTATTTAAGCGATAATTCATTTTTTTATAATATTTATGATAATAATTATGGATTAGTAGCTTCCTCTATTTCAAGTTCATTAACGCAATATACAATTACGAATTTAAGTCCTGGAATTTATAATCTTTATATGACTACAACATATGAAGGAGAAAACTCTTATCCTTCAAATTCAACAATGGTTAATATTTTACCAATATATAAAATAACAAATAATCCAACATTATATACAAGTTTAAACACATATTTATTATTATTTACCAATACATCAAACTCAAGTTCATTGACTTTTAATTATACAATTACAAATATAAATTTTCTTATTATTGCTGGTGGAGGAGGTGGTGGATTACAAGCAAATTCAAACATTTATCCTGGAGGATGAGGAGGAGGAGGGGGATATTTATATACATCAGGTCCTGGTGCTCCTATTTCTTCTTTTACATCAGATCCTGGTTCAAAAATAACTATAACAGTTGGAGCGGGTGGTGAAGGGACCCCTTATTTTAATACTTCATCTGGGGGAGGAAATGGTAATAATACAATAATAACACCAATAAATGGAAATACGTATGAGGCATCCTATGGAGTAGGTTCAGATGGGGCAAATGGCTCATTTGGAGTTCCAAATCCATATGGACCCTCTAGTGGATATTCAGGAGGTTATTTAATAAATGGAATTTTACAATCAAATAGTTTTATTCCAGGTAATTTTAGATATGGGGTGGGGGAGGTTCTGGTGATTTTAGTATTATAATCCCCCGAAATGGAGATAGTTCAAATAATACACCATATGGATTACCTTTTAGTATTCCAGGTTATGGAAATTTAATAAATATATCTGGTGGAGGGGGCGCTGCTTGTAGTGTTTTTAGTTCTTATTCTCCTTCAACTAATACGGGTGGAGGGGCAGGAAATGGTGCTGGCGGTTTATATGGTTCAAATGTAAATGAGAATGGAGTGTCAGCGTCAAATAATTTACCTTCATTTGGTGGTGGTGGCGGAGGTGGTTGTCGCACTGTATCTCAAGGAAATTCTGCTGGAAATGGGGGTCAAGGTGTTGTTATGATTTGGTGGACAATTTAGTTACAATTTAGTTTCACCAAATTTTCACATTTTCTTTTTTACACCTTCGGACATTTAGCAAATTCTATTTTTCTTTTTAGTGTTTTTTTGTGTTACACCGACCAAGGATTATACCTAAGCTCGTAAGTTTGGATTCATACAAATAGCCTGACTAGGAAAAACATCTCCGCTCATACAAACATCATTTACACCAATTTCGGAACATGATCTAATTCCTTGGTCTTCTCCAATATAACACCATCCTGATTTACCTGTTGTTTGTATTGAACTTCTTGATTCATCTGGGCTAACTTGGTCTACTGATTGTTTTGCATTTTCTAATGCTTTCGCTAAGGAATCTTGTTGCCATTGAACCATATTAGCACCCGCTTGTTGTATACTTTCTTGCACTGGATATGAAGTTGTTGCCATTTTACCTTGGGGTGCCGAAGTTGAAGAAACACCACTTGGTATTCCTGATGTTGAAACATTTGTATTATTTTGCGTTTGATTATCATTTTGTGTTTTTTCTTGTATTGTATTTATTACACCAGTTGTAGCTCCAGAAACTATATCTACGCCAGCTTTAGTTCCAGTTGTTGTTGTTTCAATAATTTGCTTTGTGGTTGATAATGTATTATATCCAAAAAACCTTAAGAATGGGCCAAATAATTTTTCAATAATAGAAGCAGTTTCTTGCGTTCCTTTTGCTAAATAAGCAAAAATATTTATACCTAACAAAGCTAAGACTAATATAATAATAACCCAAGTTTGCCATGTTATATTTGAAAAAAAATTGGAACTACTATTTGTGCGAGTTGTGCCTTCCGATAATGGAGTTAATGTTGGAAAATCATCAGGAACAATTTCGGTGACCGATCTTATATATTCTTGTGAACTCATTATAATAAAAATACATATTAATTTTTTATTGCTTCGCTAAACATTTATAATTTTATAATTTTTCAAGATATAAAATTGTAATTTACTTAAAAGTTAATAAATATGTAAATTGATTTAAATTTCCTAAGATTTCATCACGAACGTTTAATAAATCACTATTGTTAGTTATGTTTAATCCGTCATCTCTATTCATATTAATTAAAAATTGTTTATACTTGTTAATTTCTTTTGTAAAATCATTAACATTTGTGTAATCTAATAAGGGTAATGTTTTTTGTTGAGTAAGGTTTACACGATTGCCTGTTTTACCAAGCATTATTTCAACAAATGTATCAATATTTTCATTTAAATTGCTATATAGTTTATCAGTTGCTTTATGTTGGGCATAACTAAATGTTTTCCAATGATATAATTTTACAGTATTTAACATTTGTAAAAACATTGTTATAATTTTCTGCTGGGTGTATTTGTTTGTAGGGGAACCAACTACACGGCGAGTTTTTTTATTGCCTCCTTTACTAAATTGACTACGAGTCTTCATTATATATATATATATATAGGTAAATAATTTATTCTACTCTTGGAATATATTCGGCGCCTAAATTATTCATTGTTTCTAATTTTGCAATTGTTTTTTCCAAATTGGATGCTTTTAAATTTTGATATAAATAATCTGTTCCTGGGGAATGTTCATTTTTCTTAATCTGTTTATAAATTTTATTTATATTGTTAGTTATTGTAATAATTTTATTTTTATCCTGAACAATTTCTTCGTCTAACTCATACGGTTCTGTAAAAACTCCAATTACAAAATACATTAACAAACGACGTTTTTTATGACATCCAGTTCGATATCGTAAACAAAAAATATTTAAAGCACTAATAATAATACGATGTACTAAATTATTTCTCTTTTTAGCTTGTGTTAAGAAAATATCCCAAATAATCCAAATTATATCCATTTGACATTTACTATCAACTTTAGCAAATTGTCTACGTTCACATTTAACTTTTTCATTTTTATGTTTACAAATAGATTCAAATTCAATTATCCATTCCATCCAATAGCATGCACTAACACTATTTTTTCCCTCTTCTGTTAAATTATATGCTAATTCATTTGCTGCAATAAATAACTCTTTAGGATCGTCTTTTAAAAATATTTCTTCGGCGTATTTAACATTAGGTGCTTTAAATCTTTCTGTCATTTGTGTTAAATCGAAATCTTCTTTTTTAACCTTTACTTCAGCATAACAATGTTTTTTCCGAGCTTCGCATAATACACACATTATTTCACAAAATAATCTTCTCATTTTTAAATTATTTCTTAATCTTAATTCTTGATCAATATAACCATTTGATAAAATATCTTTAAAGTTATTAATTCTTAGTTCTAAATAAGAAATCATTTTTGGATTACCAATGTGAATATGTTTAGTATAAAATTCTATTATAGAGTCCCATAAGTCAGCATAATGTCCTGCACAAATCATTTCAGCACTCCAATAACATGCAGGTTCAATTTTAGCACTATAAAGATTTTTAATTAATTCTTTTTTTACGTCAGTTTTTTTAAATTCAGAAAAAGTAATTCCTTTAAAATCTTTATCACTTCTAATATCATTAATTTCTATATCATTCATATTTACTTTTAAGAAAAGTAAAGTAAAAAAAATTAATTTATAACTTCAAAATTAATAATTATTTTATAGTTTTAAAAACTTGATAATATATAAGATGTATATACAAAAAATGATTAAATCTTTAGGTGCTTCCTATAGTAAATCTTCATTTTGGTGTAAGATTTTAATATTTATGTCATTGTTATTATTGTTAATGTTAGTATTTAGAGGGATAAAACTAAATAAATTCGTTGAAGGTTTTGAACAAAAGGATCAATTTCTATTTAAGACTGGTTCTGGAATATATGATGATTTTTATGCTGAAATTTATGATTATTTAGTTTTTAATAATTTAAAAGATGATTATGAAGTTGGATTTATATTGAATAGTGTATCTCCGTCATCAGAAAGTAAAATTTTAGATATAGGATGTGGAACAGGACATCATGTATCCTCATTAAGTTCAAAAGGATTAGATGTTTTAGGAATTGATATTTCTCCTTCAATGATAAAAAAAGCAAAAGAGAATTTTCCTGATTTTAAATTTAGGGTAGGGAATGCTTTAGATGAAAATATATTGGAACCAAATTCATTTACACATATTTTATGTATGTATTTTACAATTTATTATTTTAAAGATAAAACCCAATTTTTTAATAATTGTTTCAAATGGTTAATGCCAGGTGGTTATTTAATTGTTCATTTGGTTGATCGGGAACGTTTTGATCCAATTCTTCCTCCTGGAAATCCCTTATTGTATGTATCTCCTCAAAGATATGCTAAAGAACGTATTACATCAACAAAGGTAAAATTTACAGATTTTTCGTATAGTGCTGATTTTAAATTAGATGATAAAAATGATAAAGCGTTATTTATTGAGAAATTTAAAAATGATAATGATGGTAAAGTAAGAAAAAATGAACATGAAATGTGGATGCCAGATATAAATCAAATTGTTGATGAAGCACAGTCATGTGGATTTATAGTTGAAGCATGGGCAGATTTGTTACAATGTCAATATGAATATCAATATTTATATGTATTTGTTAAACCAATTTAGACCAATAATTATTGAACCGAATAATCAAATAATGAATGTTTATAATGAAATATTTTATACTCGGAGTATAAAATATCTAAGTTTTATACTCTTGAAAACCCGAAGAGTTTACCCGAAGAGTTTACCCGAAGAGTTTACCCGAAGAGTT